ATAAGTGAAGATAGACAAGCAGATTTATTTCCTAAAATGACTGCAATGGGCATTGACATTGACAAGCCTACTGCACATAAAGAAATACAACAATTAGCGTTTGAAAGTTTTAAAACTAATTTTCGTGACGATGTAATGGAAGCTGCAAAAGAAATCTATGTATAAAGTTGTAGAATGGAGTGAAAATTTAGATTTAACTGATTTTTATTCAGAAGCAACTCGTAGAGGTTTTGTAAACAATGCAAGTCAAAAGGTAATGATAGATTGCTTCCAGAACGAACGTGAGTGGAATGCTTGGATACTTTACAATGACGAGAACCCTGTAGGAAGTGTAGCTGCACATAGTTTCGACGATGTAGTGCCAGGAGGATATCGCATACTTACTCGTGTTTGTACATTTGCAGAAGAACGTAAAGGTGCAGGACTTATTACTCCTAAGCGTCTTGTAGCAGAACATCAAAACTTGACAGATCAATTTTTACTGCCAACGTGTTTAGAATGGGTAAACAATAGAGGTAGAGTGTTTGCTACTTCAAACAAAGGCGCAGAAGCGAGTCAACGACTTGTACATACATATTATTTTCCAACTTTAGAAAAAAAAGGAATTGTTTCAAAACATATTGAAGATATTTTATATAGATATACACAACAAACAGTTTGGGAAATTCATCCAGATAAGTTTTATGATAACTTAGCAAAGTATCCTAAATGGCAATGACATGATAGATATTAATCCTAATTACAAAAAAATAGGCATAAGTTTAAGTGGTGGTGCAGACAGTGCATTACTAGCATACCTTATTCTAAAAGAAACAGATGCAGATATCTATTTTACTACACAAATCCGTATGTGGAAAACACGCCCTTGGCAGCGTTATGTTGCTCAAGATGTAGTTGCATGGTTTAAAGAACACTTTTCTAATAATATAGAACACGTTGAAGGGTTTATACCTCCGGAGATGGAAGAACCAAATACTATTAGTATTCCGGATGAATACGGCAAACTAAAACCAGGCAATCGTATTATACTTAGAGCACACAACGAATGGGTTGCACACACTTATAAATTAGATGCTTGGTATGCTGCTGTAAGTAAAAATCCAGAAGAAATATCTGGTGGTCCTATAGAACGGTACAAAGGTGTATTACCTTTAAAAATAAAGCATATGGGGATTGACATATATCATCCTTTCGTGTATACTACTAAAGACTGGATTGTAAAACAATACTACGAAAACAACATAGAAGACTTATTTAACATTACCCGCAGTTGCGAGGGAGAGTTCGAAGAGTTAGATTATAAAACATACATACCAGGGCAATTTGTTCCCACTTGTGAAAAATGTTTTTGGTGTAAAGAAAGAGAATGGGCTATTGAAAAAGCCAAATAGTTGTACATTTTGTATGCATCCTTTTACAGGACTTGCTACACGAGAAGACGGAGCAATTAAAGTTTGCTGCCGTAGTCAGCCTATTGGATTTATACAAAATGAAACGCTGGAAGAAGTGTGGAACAACGATACTATGCGTGAGGTACGTAGACAAGTATTAAATAATGAACGTCCAGATGTTTGTAAACCATGCTTTGACCTTGAAGATCAGGGCGTACAGAGCTTAAGACAGCGTCATACAGCAGGTGTTATACCAGAGGCTAGGGTCAACTTATACCCTGACGCACTAGACGCTTTAAACGACGATTATACAATGCCATTTGAGCTTCCTACAATGGAGATTAAACTTAACAACTTGTGTAATTTGAAGTGTCGTATGTGTAATCCTTTAGATAGTACGAGCTGGAAGGACTGGAATGAAGTAAAGCCGTTTTATGCTAAAGAGAACAATATTCTTGTTCGTATTATAGACGAAATTACAGACAAACCTGGAAAATATATTGGACCGTTTGACAACAGTGAAAACTGGTGGGCATCCTTTACTAAACTACTGCCGCATTTCCGCAGAGTAGAGTTTGCGGGAGGGGAACCTTTAATGGATCCCTATCATTACAAGATACTTGACATGTTAGCACCTTACGGCGAAAACATAGAACTAAAGTATGCTACAAACGGTACTACGCTAGGTATAAAAGGCGGACGTACTATACACGACTATTGGCCTAAGTTTAAATCAATTGCTGTAAATGTAAGCATAGACGGTATACACGATGTCTACGAGTACATTAGAGGCAATGGCAAATTTAGCGAAATAGAAGAAAACATCAAAGTGTTTAAGTCCTTTCCTAATGTAAGTCGTGTAGTAGGTGCGTTTACTGTACAAGCAAATAATATTATGCAGATTGACAAAGTGATAGAATACTTCTTAGAAGAAATGGGTATTATATTTTACTCACATCGCGTAAACTATCCTATGGCATTATCAGCACAAGTTCTTCCCACACTATTGAAAGACACAATAATTAATCGTCTTGAACAAATGAAACATACCGTACTGGATTATAAGTTAGTTAAAGAGAACGATATCATAAAACAAGTTACATTACAACAAATACAAGATAACATTAATTTTTTAGAAGCAAAAGATATGCACCTAACACATTGGCAAGACTGTGTAAATTTTAATCGTGCATTAGATAAAACTCGCGGACAAGATTTCCTCGCAATCAATCCGGAGTTTGTACCATATGTTTAGAGTAGAAAGTAGATGGGGACATCAAGATAGTATACATGTTGAATGGAATATAGGCAAACGATGTAACCTAGACTGTTCATACTGTCCTGCTGAAATACATGACAACTTTAGTCCGCACACCGACTTAGATATTATGGTGAATACAATCTATGAATTAGAAAAAATAGGTAAGCCTATACGACTAAGTCTCACAGGTGGTGAGCCTACAGTCCATCCAAAGATTGACAAAATAATTGAATGTGCAAAGGCTAGATTGCAATGGCTAAGTATTACGACAAACGGATTACGCGATCCTGGTTGGTATGCTGTTCAACCTGTAGATCAATGGGTTTTTAGTTTGCATTTTGACAATGTTCATAACCGTAGGGCCGCGGAAAATATTGTTTTCTTTTGTCATGAACTAGACATGAGAAGTAAAGACATTAATTTCCAAGTAAATTTAATGTGTCACCACGAATATATGGAAGAAGTAAAAACAGCAGCTATTCTTTTAGAGAGCCACCATATTCCATATGTATGTAGACGTATACGATGGACACAATCAGACGACAGAGACTATTTTGACGATATGCGATACAAAGAAAAAGATTTAGAATGGATACTTAGTAAAACTGCAACTGTTAAAGCAAATTGTGTTATTGACGGGGAACACAAAGTACATGCTAATGACATTATTAAGCACAAATGGAATCACTTTGAAGGTTGGACTTGTAATGCAGGTATAGAAAGTTTAATGATTAATTGGGACGGTGAAGTACATCGTGCTACGTGTCGTGTTGGTGGAAATTTAGGTAACATATATAATGGTACGTTTGAACAACCTAAAGATCCTGTAGTATGTACAAGGAAATGGTGTACCTGTGCTGCCGATATATCATTAACTAAAGTAAACGTTGTTTCCTAGCATTTGTTTCAGGTTGGCAATCACAGATGCCTGTCTTTTTACAAATTGTAGGTACCAAATAAGGTTTAAACTTATCAATAAAATCTTCATCGTAAATATTATAAAAAGTACCTAAATTATACAAAGGTTGCCCGCAGCCACCTCGAATATCGCCATTTTTGTCAATAAAGAATGTATCAATGCCTATATTACATTCCCAATCTGTAAAGATATTTTTTCCGTTTAATGATAACCAATTTCTCGGAACAGTTTGTTCTGTTTTATCTGAAAAAATTATTGTAGGATCGTTGCGTGGTAATTTTTCAGCACCTAGCCAATATTTTTCGTTTGGCCAACGTTTAAGCGAGTTACTAAGATATTCTTTTTGAGCTTTTGTGTACGGTAGTTTATCGTTATGTACTTCTGTTGCAGTTATGGGCCATTCATATTTACTTTTCTTTAATTCTTCAACAATAGAGATACATTTATCCCAAGCTGTAGGATCCATTAACACCATACCGTTTACTGTTTTGTTTTTTGTATATAGGATATCTGCAACATCTGAAATATGTTTAGGATCAACTCTTTCATGATGACAACTTAACATAGTGTGATCTACATAGCCACCGTATTGTTCCCACCATCGCAACGTTCTACTTCCGTTAGAACTCATACTTATTATACATTTATGTACTTCGCTAAAATGTTTTACAAAATCGCCAAACTCTCTCCATAGAGTTGGTTCACCGCCTATAATATGTAAGTGAATAGTTTTCTTATTTCCTTTAGTTTTATAATAGTCAATAATATGTTCAAGACTATTTTTTACTTTTTCAAACTTAGGCCAAGGAACATTACCTTCATGATAACCTGGAAAACAGTACCAACAATTATAGTTACAAACATTACTTAAAAATAATTCTATTCTTAATAAATCTTTTGGTAGATTAGAATCTATTCTAATAATTTCTTTCATAGGAGATGCTCCAATTCAGGAAAAACTTTTGCTGCACACAAACCTCTAATTGAATCAAGTTTGTTTACATATTCTTTGAAGCCTGTAAGCAAATGTGTGCTGTCACGGCTGTCCATATAGTTCAACAAACCTTGCCATTGTCGCCAACCTTTGGGGTTGTGTTTCCAAAAATCATCGTCCTGTGTATAGTTCTCCCACAACCATTGTTTTAGTTTTGCAAATCTATGATGCACTTCTAGCTTATCTTCTGCAGGCAGCATAGTAATGTTTAAGAATGTAGGTATGTGTACAAGGTGTGCGTTTATTAAGCCGCCTCCCATTACGTTGCCGTCAATCAAACCTACGTTTACTTTTTTAAACTTGCTGTTAACTTTCCACTTAATAAAATCTGGAATAGTTTTAATGTTGAATACTTGGACTGCTGTTGCAATACTAATGTGTATGTTGTCAGGAGTATTGTCTAACAGTCTTAGTGTGCGTTCTACATCTGCAAATTTTGTAGGAAAACGTATGTATTCATCACGTTCATTATAACTGTCAATTGAAATAGCAAACTTAACTTTTTTAAACTTACTCCATAGTTTAATTAGTTCTTCGTCTACAAGTATGCCGTTTGAATTGTAACGTAGCAGTATATTTTTCTCGTATCCTTGACGCACAATTTCTTCCAAAAACTTTTTGTGTTCAGCAATCATCAATGGCTCACCGCCAGCAAAGTAAACTTGTTTTAGGTTTGGAACTTGTGCATACAACTCATCCCAAAACTTGCCTTTTTCATACCACTTGTTGTTAAACTCTTTTTTGTCCCAATGCATTTGACGTTTTACATCTTCGTCTTGTAGTACGGGAATAAGTTTCTGCCAGTCTGCCACCCATTTTGAACTGTCATGCGGGCTACACATTACGCATTTGATATTGCAAGTGTGTCCTAGTCGTAAGTCTAAGTATTGTAGCTTCTCCGGAACAGTTCCATCTTCTTCAGTCTGAGCAATAAGTTCTTCTATGTCAACGCCATCGTCATTCATCCAGGTAGCTGTTTCCCAAATACGCTTACTTACAACACCCTGGGATTCTTCTTCAAAGCATCCTTTGCAACTCGCAGGTATTTCACCACGAAGCATAGTTGTACGCACACTACGCATATAGTCGCTGTTAAACGCTTCCATAGGTGTTGTATGTGCAAAATTGACAGGGCGGCCATTTTCCATTTTCACAAGTCCTACTTCATGATCGCCGCCTGCTCCACTTGCATTTGCAGTACAACACAATCGCATATCACCATTAGGACGAGTTGCTAAGTGTATCCAAGGAAGCACACAAAAAGTACACGATGACTTAGATTCTAAATCACGCTGAAACTTTCCTAGTCGTGTATCTTCACTGTCGTACCATTTCATTTCTTTTTGCCTATTATCATATAACGTTCATACTTAGGTGTTTCCATACTACCTCTATAGAAAGGCTTTATGCCACTCATTTTTGTAAAGTCATTTAAGTCAATTGAACAGCGTATGTGTTCTTCATGCTCAAAGTAATTATTACTTTGTAGTACAAAAATTGCATCGTCGGGCTGTAAAGCTAACCATTTATCATGCTGTTCTTGTGTAATGTGTTCGCAACTGGTATTGATAACAACATCAGCATTTTCATAATGATATGTCATGTCTGCTGTTATTGCACTAAATTTACCTAGTATTTCTTGACGCCTGTTTACTGTACGTGCTATTTCTTCACACGTAGGATCGATATCTATGCTTGTAATGTGTTCAATACTAATTTTGCTGTTGAATAGTATACTAGATAACACACCATTCCAACCTCCATAAATTGCAATACGCAAAGGATGCTCTGGCACAAATTCACCTAGTGTTTCTGCAATCCAAGTTTTACTGCGAACTTGTCCTTTCCAAAAGCTCTCTAGTGTGCGATATCTATCTTCGCTGTTACGAATAGCATCCATCCAAAAAAGTACGTCTTCGATATCAACTTTCATACTGAGCCTCAAACTTTCTAAAACTTCCGCAATTTTTTGCACATTCTTTTAACGGACTACAACTCCAAGTATCTTTAATGTCATTAAAGAAGTTTGAAGAAAATATTTCTTGCATAGTATTGTTATGCAAATTAGGCACGTTGCCTATCCTTGTTTTAATTTCTATTCTACTAGAATTATGAGTTGGCATATATTCTAAATCTGTCCAACAGCACGGTGTAACATTACCATTTGCTCCAACATATATACTTCCTTCGTTAACTGCTTTACAACTAATTGTTTTAGAGTCTGTGTTTATTTTAGCCTTGTGTTGTAAACTTTTTTCTGTAGGGAAAAGTTCATCTACTTGCAATCCTTCTTTGTCAATAACTATAAGACTTTCCTCTCTAAAACGACTTGTGTTTTTATGATGAAACTCTCGGAAGCCTAATTCTGTGCTAAATTCTTTGCATTTGTCAACTTGGTGTTTATTATGATCAAAAACTAACATATCCCAAATTGCATATCCGCCTGCACTTATAAATGCTCGTGCATTATTTACTATTTTATTAAAGTCTGTGCCAATGCGGTATCTACTGTGTGTATCAGCCAATCCGTCAATGCCAAATCTGACAGCAACACCTAAGTCAGCTAGGCGAGACCAAAAAGTTCTATCTCTTGCACTACCATTTGTATTCATACTTAAATATATTGTAGGATTGTAGGATCGTAAATATGCAAATATTTCCAATGTGTCACGTGCAATAATAGGATCACCATAATTTCCGCACATATATAATTTTTTTAACTGCTTTACAAACTCTGGACTAAACCAACTTTGGAAGTCTATATATGTTATTTCGTTTAATTGTAAGAAAGGATTTAAAGGACCACCTTGAATATTTCTAGCACACATAGGACAAGAAGCTTGACACTTGCTAGTAATTTCAAGATGAATATCTTTTATGTCTTTTAAATTATACATTTCTTACCTTTGGTATTTTACTATCTGCACTACTAACACATGTAGGTGTTACGCATACTCGGGGTTCTTTAAATATTTCAAACCCATTAGTTAATGTACCTAGAGGTTCTTCATGACAACTGTAACTACGTTTTACTTCGTTTTCTCTAATTACAATTCCTTGATATCCTGCATTACAGGTCCATCCTTTAAATTTGTTAAATCCAAAAGCATTAAACCGTTCTGCTTGATCTAGTTCATACTCTAGTCCGTCTTTATCGTAGAGTGCGATTTGTGCAACGTGCTCTTTGTTCCACTTTTGTGGAAATCCTGTTTGCATTCTTCCAATTTGTTCAGCTGTATATCCAGGTATAACATAGGATGCAGTAGGGTCGGATTGCGGTTTGAGAGTGACATTGATACCTCTGGCGGCAAATCGTTCCAGACGCTCGTAAAGCTCGTCAAACATTTCTGGAACCATAACTTGATTGATTGTAACAAATGCACCATCATTTATTAACTGGAGACATTTATCTCCAAACTCCTGTTCTTTTGCAAACTCTGCATGATAACTTGCTGTTATACTTCTGCGTTGCAGTGTTTTAGTGCTGTCTAACCACTTTGCCCACCATTTACTGCCTGGGCTAAGATTTGTAGTCATGTGTATACTTTGATATTCGGGTGCTGTATCACTACAGTAATGATTTATAATCTCCTCAAAGTATTTATAAGCAGTCGGTTCACCGCCTGAGAAACTAAAGTGGAAATCTGTAAAGTTATTTGCACGTGCCTGTGCTTTGATGCTATCTAGTGCGTTTAAGTAAATTTCTAAATCTTGGTGATCAGGGGTACTAGATCTTGCATAAGGCCAGCAATATGAGCAGTTATAATTACAAAATCTAGCCAGGATCCATGAAACTGTAAAAAGATGACTCTTTAGAAGAGTTTTCTGGCCAAAACGTGTTATATTATTCCATGGTATATTATTGAAATTGTTCATATAACCACTCAAAATCATTTATTAACTTAAGATCATTACTATTAGAAATGCCAAACTCACGACCAGCCCTAGCACCGGCAAGAGCATAGGAACCGTAAGGTTTGTCTTCTCCAACTGTACACCATGTTTCAAGTCTTTTTTCTGTTTCTTCGTCATGTTGTCCTTTAATTACTTTACTACTGAGCTTTGCACATTCTCTAAACGCTGACTTAAAAGTATTAAACGGATCTGTATTAAATGCAGTGATGTTTGATATGTCTTTCATTGCCATAAAATTACTACTAATACTAGTAGTCATATCAGGACTAGTTATATCTACATTTAAAGTTAATTTTCTAGGAAGAAGTTTAACTCCTCCGTATCCGTAAACTAAATCATTAATTGGGTTTTGGCTGCGCCAAACATGGACATGATCTAGTTGATGATCTGGAACTTTGTAATCAAAATTAAAATCATCTAATAGAATTGCATCTGCATCAACTACCCAAAACATTTTAGTGAAACATTTTTTGGCTGCTGCAATGTGTGCTTGGTGAATACCTTTTACACCGTGTACACGTTTAGCCGTCGGATATTTTTGTTTTAGGTTTGCAAAATTTTCATCTGCATTTGGTTCTTGGTAACTTATAAATATAATATCATACATGAATTAACCATGTCTCGTGTTACCATAGTGTACGACAGTACAATCATCAGACTGGAAGTTTCTCCAAGGATCAACAATTATACTTTTTTGAGGGAATTTGCAATATAGTCTATCATTGCTGTCACCTTCTTCTTGCATATATTTGTATGTTGTACTTGCACTGTGAGCAAGTAAAATAATTCCTGGCATACCTAGTTCAACATTATCGCCTGTAAGGGGATCAATATATGTAACACGATGTCCTTGTTCTTCAACATAATGTCCTATAAGTAAACTGTAACTTCCGTCACAGTAAGACACTCCTGGTTTATATGCTTTGCCGTGAATAAAGATTGGCAGGTTTGTTTCTTCTGCATATTTTACAAGTTCTAGAGCAAGATTTTTTGCCTGAATTTCTCTAGCATTCATAATAGCATCAAAAATATCGTATCCTAGTCCCAATTCACTTGC